TTCTGGCAAGGTGCAAACTTCAAGTTAAAAGCAAAGAACGTTGCAGGATACAGAAACTATGATAGTTCTGAATTTGCTGCACAAAGTCCTTTACTTAACGATGATGATGCAATGGAATCGCTCTGGAAAAAACAATTCTCTCTCGCTGAGATTGTTGCACCAGACCAATTCAAGACATATGATGAGTTAAAGACTCGTTTAGATTATGTGCTTGGAAACAAGAAGTCCGCTGCACCACAGTTTGAAGAGGAGGATATTGATAGAGGAGAAGCAGAAGAATTAGTAACTGCTGCTGTATCAAAACCAACTCCTGCAGTAGCAGAAGAAGATGATGATGCACTATCATATTTCGCAAAACTTGCAGAAGAATAATCACATAGTGATGCAGGGGGTCAAACGACCCCCTTTTTTTTATGGATTGACAACTTCAGTTGATTCTGTCCTTGCTAAATCAGGAGCAATATAACTAGAACTCTTGTCATATCTTAAAATATCTCTCATGTCATTTATGAATAATTGTAGATAACCAGGTCTGAGAACGTCTATCTCTCTCTTTTTTTCGTTTTGCATAAACTCAAATTGTAAATTAGTAACTGCTGCTGCAATTCCATCAGTTAATACAGTAAACTCATCTTTATCATCTAGTTGTCTATATCCATTATCAGACCTTAGTGTATATCTTGTTGTGTTTGGATATTTGTGACTGGTTCCATCAATTTTAAAATCTTTATCTACAATTAAATTAGGAGGAAGAATCTGCCTAGCTTGTTCATCTCTTATTTCAAATGTTTCATAATGATGAATTTTATTCATTTCCTCTTCACTACCATATTTACCAAGTGCGTAATCATAAACTTGATAATCTTGTAATGGCCATTGATCGTTTATATTTGTTATTCCTGCACATAATACAACAACATAGTCTAATCTAGAATCTCCATATAACGCACTTGCAATCGTGTCAGGACGATCACCATCACCGATTACAAACTTATTGAAAAATGTAACATACTCACCTAGATGTTCTTGTAACCTTGTTCTTCTGAACAAGTTTTTTATAATAATATAATCTCCAGAGGAATTTTTGTGAGATAGTGGAGATTGATACAGTAAATCTGGAAATTCGTTAAAATATGCCATTAGAAACCTACCCCATCTCCTGATACTCCTTCAATATAATCCTCATGATATATTGGGTTTATCTCTTTGAATGTACAATTCATTCTTATATTAACTGGTGTACCATCACTATATGAAGCGTATGTTCCAGCATTTGTATAGTTAACTGACATTCCAGTTAGAGCACATAACTTAAAACGATTTAAAAATGGATGATTTTTACCATCTTTTAAATAATCTAGTTGAAATAAATCTGGAGACTTTAAAAATATACCTTGAGCACTTCCATTGAACTCACCAGCTTTTGCAGCCATGGACATCTTTAATGATCTTATTATTGCCTTAACAACGTCAGACTCTTTTGGGTTGCGAGGTGAAAATGTAAAAGTAAATGGAAAAGATCTCAAATTTACACCTGAAAATAATAATTCAAGGTTATTATTTAATATCTGACCAGTTGACCTAGAGATAACACTTTTAGACGAAACTTGAGAACCTAAAGCGTTAAGAGCATATCCCGATATTGCAGCTCTTAAAGAACTTTGTGTTTCAGAATTAAGACCAGGTATATTAACACCTTCGTTAAATGCTTGAATACCTGCTTGTGCTAATGTGCCCACATCTCCTACACCTGTTTCCATTGCTCTTTGTGCAATAGACAAAGTAGCAAGTTCAATAGCATTCATTCGATCCTCACCCCAAGTCACAGAGTTAGAATCATTTACCTCTTGAGGTATAGGAAGTTCAATATAGTATTTTGTTTTTGTATTTTGAGGGTCACTAATTCTTGAGTTTGCATCGGTAAAATCAGTTGTAAGTTGCATTTGCCCATTTTCCATTCCCGCAGCTAATCTATCCTCTTTAGTAGCAGCTACAACCTTTTTTTTATCTCCCGACCCCGTTTCTTTAAATACTCCTTTGACACCAACTCCAAAACCAGATTCTGGTGGTGGAACATACTCAACACATTTTATTCTTAATGTATCTCCTGTTTTCTCGTCTGAAGTTCTTGCAACTGGATATGAAAGGTACTTATCTTTTGCTCCGTCTTTACTTCTCTTTGATTGTTTTGTAAATTTTGAATTACCAACTAATTTATGAGCTGCATTTCTCCTATCCGAGTCGGACATGTCTAAACCAGCTGTTGATGCGTAAGCTTTTTGTAATTGATTATTCGCTTCTGGATCTGGAAGCCAAGTTCCTAGTGCCATTTATATCTACTTTTTTAACTATTTAGTATGATTTTGACAAAAGGAAGAGTTCTTAAATCTCTTAACTCCATTTCATCGACTTTGTATAATCCACCAACTACTTCTGGGAATGTATATTGCCTCATTTCTCCCCAGTGATAGTTTAATCCTTTGAATCCCCACTGGAAAACTTCAGTCACCGCAACAAGTGGATGTGAATCATATGCGATACCAGGTGTTTTTGCACGATATACAAAAACATAAAAATTACCTGCTTCAGGAACATTACTCCCTTCAGTTAATACATCTAATATTTCTGTTGCTAAATCATCGGGACTTTCTGTACCGATTAGATTCTTCATGATTGGATCTATTCTACTCATATGTCTAATTCTTTTTCGGTAATCACTTTAAATTCCCACATTCTGTCAGCACAATATTCTCGTGCTGCTTTCCATTTTGCTTGATTCCTTGCGTATTCAAATGCTTCACGAATGTATCCCTTAGTTTGTCTCTTAGGTTTCTTTGGTTTCACAGTTTGTTTGAGTGGTTTTACTTCTATGAGGTATCTTTTTATTTTTCCTGTATTTTCTTGAACTTTAATATAGAAGTCTGGAAAGTAACGATGAACACGACTATCATGTGGAGAAATATATGGTAGTGCTATCTCCTCACTTCCCCATTCAAGTATTTTAGCATTTTTATCACAATACACCATAAATTTTCTTTCCCAGAGTGACCTGTAAATAATATTAGTTGGATCACCCTTATACTTTCTAGGAAATGATGGATAGTATTTTCCCTTATAAGACATCTAAATAACTATACTATAGTTGTATTTAGAGTGCCAGCACCAAGACCGAGAAAAATATCAGATATTATGCCTAAGTTACAAAATGTAGCTCAGACATCAAAGTTTTTAGTAAAATTTGCATTACCACCTACCTCCATTAGAACTTTCATGAGGCAAAAGGGTATAAATGATCGTTTTATATCAGACAATATTGGATTATTATGTAGTGATGCAGTATTACCAGGAAGTGCATTAGCATCATTAAATACTGCTGGAGATTTTCAAGGTGTTGTAGAGAGATTCGCACATACCCGTAATTTTACGCAGATAAATTTTGAATTTTATGTAGATAACGATTATAAATCACTTAAATTTTTAGAGCATTGGATTGAATATATCTCAGGAGCATCAAGTGCTGATCCAGTTAGAGATTCTTATCATTTTAAAATGAGATATCCAGAAGATTACAAATCCAATGATACTAGAATAGTAAAATTTGAAGCAAACCATTCTCAGTTTTTAGAGTATAGATTTATTGGATTATTTCCTTTATCATTAAACTCAACAAGAGTTTCATATCAAAACTCTCAAGTATTAAAAGCAACATGTTCATTTAGTTTTGATAGATACGTATGTGGTGAATCATCATCACTTGCAAGAGCATTAGGAATTGATATGAATAAAAGGAGAAGAGGTCGCACAAATGATGGCATTTTTAGAAATACACTTGGGTTTTTAAATGATGTTCAAAGCGGTTTACCATTATTAAATGAGGATGTAGCGTATACATTATCATCAGATTTCACTAGAGTAAGAACTGGTGCTCCATCTACCCGTTATTCATTCCCTACACCTGATAGTTTAAGTAATTTCATAGGTTTGTAAAAATAAGTTTCAAAAACCCCTATAAATAATCACACTGAAGTGCTTAGAATATTATGCCATTACCAACCATTTCAACTCCAACATATGAGTTGACTTTACCATCTTCTGATAGAAAAATTAAATTTAGACCCTTTCTGGTGAAAGAGGAAAAAATATTGATTTTAGCAATGGAATCGCAAGATTCAAAACAAATTGCTACAGCAGTGAAAGATGTTTTGAAAAAATGTATACTAACAAGAGGTACAAAAGTTGAAAAACTTTCTACCTTTGATATTGAATATTTGTTTTTAAATATTCGTGGAAAATCAGTTGGTGAAGATATCGAAGTCATGGTGACTTGCCCTGATGATAAAAAAACTCAAGTACCAATGTCAATTCATATTGATGATATAAAGGTACAAAAAGAGGAAGATCATAAACGTGATATCAAACTTGATGATACTTATACATTAAGAATGAAATATCCTTCATTAGATGAATTCATCAAAAATAATTTTGGTGCTGTTGAAAATATGAATGTGGATGATACATTCGACTTGATTGCTTCTTGTGTTGATCAAGTTTATTCAGAGGAAGAATCATGGGCATCTGAGGATTGTTCAAAGAAAGAATTAAATGATTTTATTGAATCACTTAATTCAACACAATTTAAGATGGTTGAAAAGTTTTTTGAAACAATGCCTAAATTAGCTCATACTGTTAAGGTTATAAACCCAAACACAAAAGTTGAAAGTGAAATCAAAATAGAGGGGCTGCAGAATTTTTTCGCATAAGTATGGCACATGAAGATCTTGTGTCATACTATAAATTAAATTTTGCTTTGATGCAGCACCATAAATATAGCTTAACAGAGTTAGAAAATATGATTCCTTGGGAGAGGGAAATTTATGTTTCACTGTTACAACAACACGTTGAAGAGGAAAATTTAAAGGCACAACAAGAACGTAATGGATGAGGAACAAGGTTTAGCATCACCAATAGCAGGAGGCATTAGAGGTATTAGAAGAAGTGTATCTTCTAGTGTCTTTACTGGTCGTGCTGTTGCACCTCCACCTCCAGACCCCCAAGTAACAAGTTTATTAAATCAAAATTCGCTTACATTAGGCACTGTATCAGGTCAATTATCTAATGTATCAGCACAGATAGGTCAATTAAATAATTCCCTAGCAAGTATTAAATCAAATTTAGCAATAAGTGATCAATTAGATAGACAGAGAGAAGCAGCAAAACAAAAAAGAGAAGCAATATTAGCCGAGCAATCACTAAGAGAGGGTAAAGAATCTGATTTAGAAAGAAAAGTACAAAATGCTTTATTATCTCCAGTCCGTAGAGTCGCAGTTAAAGCTCAGGGAATTTTAAGTAGATTAAGTAGTTTTCTACTTATACTTGCAGGTGGTTGGTTAGTTGACCAAACACTTACATTTTTAAGATTAAAATCTGATGGTAATGTTGATGCCTTAAATGACTTTAAAGTAAGATTCTTTGGAAATCTTGCATTGATTACTGGAATTGCTGTAGCACTAACAGTTGGATTAACAAAAATAATAGGATTAGTAGGAGTACTAGCAGGTGCGATTCTTCGTATTGCGTTTAGTGGATTAGTTGTTGCTCCTATAAAAGCAGTTTTAAATTTTATAAGAGTAAATACAGAACAATTTAGAAAAAATATTGCTAATGCTGGAAAGAATTTCTTTAAGAGAGTTCCAAAAGCAATGTTTAATATAGTGAAAAAACCTGTGGGAGCACTGGTCGGTTTAGGATTAAGTTTACCATTAATTGGTCCAGCACTTAAACAAACAGGAAAGTTCATGGAGAAGGTTCCCATTGTTGGTAATCTATTTAAACCATCTACTGCAACTGGAGGAGTCAAAGGTTTTGGTGGTCCGATAACTGCTGTCCTTGAAACTCTTGGTTTTGGATTTGATGTAAGAAATAGAATGAAAAAAGACGATGATGGAGATGGTGTGGGTGATCAAACTGCGGTGCAAGCGGTTACGGGTGCTGGAGCAGATACGATTGCTAGTTTGACTACATTTTTTGGTGGTTTAGCTTTGTTTCCAGAAGGTATCTCAACAGGAGTTGGATTAATTGGATTACTTGGTTTAAGTTTATTCTCTAGTTTTGTAGGAGAACAAGCAGGTAACGTTGCAGACTCTATCACAGGTGTAACTCCGCCAGGACAAACTGGTGGTGATGGTGGTGATGGAGGAGTTACATTACTTGATACTGGTTCTACTAATGGTGATGCAGAGTCTATAACACCAGCATCAAAAAATAATAATGGTCAAAATCTTGTTTATTCTGAAGATTCTAATATTGTTAATGTGCCTTTAGCAAATTCTAATACAAATGCAGGTGGAGAGGGTGGTTCTAGTCCTGCAGGTGGTTCGGCAGATATTATACCAAACATAAAATCAAGTGATAATTCTAATACTTTACCTGCACTTGCAGGTTCAATGTTTAATATAGCGGATTTCTGATATGTCTATTAGAGCAAGAAGAAACTCATTATTAAAATCATCAATCAGTATTAATACTATACGTGATTCTGCTGTAAGTTTTAACGATGGATTAGCAAAATCAAACACTGCTGCAAGAGATATTGTACAGAGTACAAATAATAATAATATTTTTAAAAGAAGATTGATAGGAAAAGATAATGAGTTTTTCAGAAGAAGAAGAGAAAATGTAAGGAGAAAAGATAGAGAAGATGAACTAGAAGCTTCATCTGTGCAGGGTATCGCCAAGAGAACTGGTAGTTTATCTGCAAGTAGTACAAGAGGATTTTTAGGAAGAATCTTAGACTTTTTTGGTATAGTATTGATTGGATGGTTTGTAAATAATTTACCAAAAATAATAGAAGGGATTAGTAAATTAATACAGAGGATAAGTAAACTTGTTGGGATACTCACAGGATTTGTAGGTTCAATTACTAATTTCCTTGTTGACATGGGGACAGGTATAGCTAATGCCATTACTAATTTGTTTAAATTTCCTTTCTCACAAAAAGAACAAGAGGCAAGAGAAGACTTAGAATCAGCGGAAGGAGGGGTAAGAAAACTAACACGGAGACTTATAACTGGTTTTAATCTCTTTGGTAATCCAGCCAACGTTGGTTTGAAATCATTTGACGAGGGTTTAATTATACCAGATGAAGATCCTAATGCAGAGCAAGGAGATACTGAACAGGCAAAAGATAATGCAACGACTGACGAATCAGAAAATACGGAAAAGAAACAAAGACCTAAAGGTTTCATGAGAGCACTTACTGGTGCAGTTGATTTTGCAACCTTCGGAATGACTGATCTTGATAAAAGAGGAGATTTGTTTGGAAACAAACAAGAAGAAAAAAATAGTAAATTACTTAATACTGGCAATGATAATTTTGTTCAACGTAACCCATCATTCATACTGACTGAAAAGCAAAGGAATGAACAGATAGAGAGGGAAAATGATAAAAGTATGATGGCTGGTATTGATAGTGAACAGGAAATACAAGCTATAAAATCTAAAGAGTTACAATCTCAGGGTGAGACAGTTGAATCAAAAAATCAGGAAACACAAAGAGAAAATGATGACAAGAAGGAAAATGATGGTGTGTTGACAAAATTAAATGGCTTCATGAGTAATATGTTTGGAACAAAGACGAAAAGAGATAATGATAAAGAAAAAGAAACAGACACTATGGCAGAAGTGGATGCGAAAGCACAAGAGATAGAGGGCAAGGCATCAGAACTTAAATCTGCGATGGAAGAATTTACTTCAAAAATTGAAAAACCAAATGAGGGTGACAAGGGTGCAAGTATTACTCCAATTACTAGACAGAGAAATAATTTAGGTGGTCGTAGAAATAATACTTCAAGTACAATCTACATGGTCGAGAAACCAGTGAATATTGGTAACGATAATTCAGTTGGTGCTGGTGGTGGGGGTGGTGGATCTAGCTTAAATAGTGTTAACCTCCAAGATTCTGATGCAATGAAAAAAGGAATCAAAAATCTTCAATCAGTCATACTTGCAAACTAATGTCAGCATCGAGTCCGTCAATTTACGAAAAATTTATTATTGAATCAGCAGATGGTAGTAAGACTGTTGATATAGCATCTGGTGTGGTTAATTTTACATATTATGAAAATTTATTTTCTCCAACACTCACTGCTAAAGCGATAGTTGTTAATAGTGGTAATACTGTGAAAGGAGATGATGGTAAACAAAAATCATTATACAATGGATTACCGTTGAGAGGTGGTGAAAGAGTTTCAGTAAAAATAGCTGGCAATTCTAAAATTAATAAAGACGGTTTAGATTTTTCTGAAACACCAGAAAAATATTTTCATGTATCATCAATTACTAATGTTATGGTGGACTCTGGAAAAGAAATACTAACATTGAATTTAGTTTCAAGAGAAGCACTAACAAATCAAACTGCCAGAGTTGGTAAAAAATTTCCTACAACTCAAAGAATATCAGATTCAGTAAAAGATATAATAGAAAATTATTTAAGTACAGATAAAATAAATGACATAGATGAAACTCAAAATCCTTATGGATTCATTGGTAATATGAAGAAACCATATACAATTATCACATGGTTAGCTTCTAAATCAATAGCTTACTTAGGTGATGGTGAAGATTCTACAGCGGGTTTTCTTTTTTATGAGACAAGCAATGGACTTAATTTTAAATCTATTGATAATTTAATAAAACAAGAACCATTTCAAGAAACTTATATTTTTAATCCTGGTATCATTAATAAAGATGACCCTAAAAAAGATTTTTCAATATTACAATATGGTATTGATAGAAACCAAGATTTATTAGGTAAACTTGAGAGAGGTGCTTATAGTAGTATGAGATATTACATCAATCCCGTCACATTTGGATTGAGTCCTGATATTGTGTTCAACTCAAAGAAATATATTGATAAAACAAGTAATCTTGGTAGTAAGAAAATTACTTTACCAAAAATAAATGATGATAGTGACAAAACATTAGGTGATTTGCCAAGTCGTATATTTGTTGGTATGTTAGATGTTGGAACTGTTGAAAAGGATGCTAGTGAGGAGGGTTGGAACGATCCTGCAAAAAGAAATGCTGATCCTGCAAAAATACATTCTCAATCCATGATGAGATATAATCAATTGATGACTCAAGTTGTTGAAGTTACTATACCATTGAATATTGCTTTAAATGCTGGTAGTGTAATAAGATGCGAATTTCCCTCACTAGAAACTTCTGAGAGAAAAGAAGCTGATATTGATACTAGCGGTCTATATATGATAAAAGAACTGGCACATTATTTTGATTCAAATGGATCATACTCAAAGTTAAAATTAGTTAGAGACTCTTTTGGAAGAAAATGATAGAAAATAATTTACTCAAAACAAATTTTTTAGGCAAAGATGGATTCCGATGGTGGATTGGACAGGTTGCACCTGAAGAGGCACAGTCAAGTCAATTAAACCAGATTGGAAATACTTGGGGATGTAGAATGAAAGTCCGTATTTACGGATACCATCCAGCTGATATAACAGAATTAGCAGATGAAGATTTACCTTGGGCACAAGTTCTGTTATCACCACAAGGTGGATCTGGAAAAGCAAATCGTTCAAGATCACTTCGTATATCACCAGGTGATACTGTGATGGGATTTTTCTTGGATGGTGATGATGCACAACTACCAGTTATTTTAGGAATTTTTGCCAGCACTGCATCATATTATGGTGGAAGTGAAAAATACACTGTACCATTTGAACCATTCACAGGGTATACTAGTAAAATTAAACCTAATAATGAATTCATACCACCCAACGAGGGAGGTGATGCTTCAAAAAATAGTCAAGTCTCTCCTAGATTTTTAACAAAAGAAACAGTAGATAGTTTAAATAAGGACTTAGAGGCAGGTAAAGCACAATTAGAACAACTTGTAGACTCTGGAGCATTAACAGCAGCGGCATCAT